CCACCGGCGAGAGCCGATGCCTGGCGCCAGCTTTTACCCAGACATGATCGAAGACGCGATCAAAGCCAGTGAGGTCGCAGCATGAGCAAGGCTGTCTTCAACCACCTGACCGAGGCCCTCAACCAGCAAGCCGAGGGCATGAAGTTTCTCGCCCACGCGAACCTGTCTCTTGGCAAGGCCGACCAGACCATGAACGAGGTCGGAGACACGACGTGTCGACCCTATCTGGAGTCATCCAAGCGCAGCATTGATCGGGCGATGAATTGCCTCACCCGCATGCGCCAGATCGTCGAGCAGATTGAACGAATTCGGCCCTATCCGGAGGAAGCTCCCCGGTTGGTGTCGAGCAGACCTGAGGTCGCTCCCCACGGCAACACTCTCCCCCGTAGCCATGGTGAAGCCTCCCCTGACCGGCGCGATGCGCCTCAGGTCTGCAACCTTTCCGACCATCGTCGTGTCCACCCCTCCCCGGACACTGGTGATGGCCCTGAAGCGGCATGAACACGATCCGCCCAATCAAGCGGATGCCGCTGACCTTGACCGGCCTCATAGCCCTCGCCCTCGCCTTTTGTGCGGCGGCCATTGGGGCCGGTCTCTTCTTTTTCTGAGGAATGAACCATGTCTGACCAGACGACAGGACCGGTGTGCCTTGAGCCCGGCATCTACATCGGACTCCCCGAGGAGGACTACTTCGCACAGAGGGCCCTCGGCTCGACTGATTTGAAGGCTCTCTATCTCGATGCAGAGTCGTGGTGGTGGGATCACCATCCAAATTCCGCCCTGCGCAAGGAGGAGACCCCCGAGAGCCTTGCTCGGCGCGCTGACAGCCGCCGCATCGGGTCCGCTACCCATGCCTGTCTCCTAGAGGGGCTAGAGGCTTACGAGGCGCGCTTTGCCGTGAAGCCCGAAAAGGCCGATCACCCTGAGGCCCTGGACACCATCGAACAGATGAAGGCGTGGCTGGGAGAGCGCGGACTGAAACTCTCGGGCTCGAAACTGGCTCTGATGGATCGCATCCTAGAGGCAGACCCCGAAGCGACATTTTGGAACGGCATTGTTGATCGCGCGCTTGCGGGTCGCCAGGTCATGTATCGCAACGAAGACCTGCGCATCCGATTGATGCGTCGCATCATCGAGAATGACCGCGCGCTCTCCGAAGAGCTGGCGCATGGCGTCTCTGAGGTGTCGGTGCTCTGGCAGGACCCCACCACGAAGATGATGCACCGGGCCCGGTTCGACCGCGCCACCTTGCGTGGCCCTTGGGACCTCAAGACCTTCACGCGCCGCCGCAACATTACACCGAAGACCGGCGCTCTCCGCCGCGCGCAGGATGAGGGTTGGCACATTCAAGCCGCGAGCTACTGGGAAGCCTGGGACCTGATGCCCGAACTCCCGGTCTTCGGCGGCACTGCGGCCGAGCGCGAGATGGTTGAGCGGATCCAAACCAACATCGCTGCCGGTTTCGGCTCGTCATCCTTCGGGTGGCTGTTCTGCCCGGTGAACGGCGCGCCCTCACCGCTACCCCTACGCCTGAAGCGCTCTGGCCTCATCACCGTCGAGGGCGAAAAGCGCGTGAAAGAAGCGAAGGAAAACTACGTCGCTTGGACGCGGATTTACGGGACCGATGACCCGTGGATTGAGGTCGCCGGCGTCCAGGACATCGAAGACGAAGAAGAAGGCTATGGCTTTTGGAGGGCCGCATGAACATCACGTTTGAACCCGCAATCCGCCAAGGGGTGAAGTCCCTGATCCTGCTCTACGGGCCGTCTGGCTGCGGCAAGACCTATTCGGCAATCCAGCTGGCCCGCGGACTGGTTGGAGAGAAGGGACGCATCGCCTTTATCGACACCGAAGCTGGTCGCGGCTCTCACTACGCCGACCTGACGGACTACTACCGGGCTGACCTGGCACCGCCATTCACACCGGCACGCTATCAAGAGGCTATCGAGGCGGCAGAGGGTGCCGGTTTCGATGCCCTGATCATCGATAGCCTGTCCCATGAGTGGGAGGGCGAAGGCGGTGTGCTCGAATGGGCTGAAGGCATCGAGCTGCGGACGAAAAAATCCGGACTTCACTGTTGGAACAAGCCGAAGGGAGCTCACAAGAAGCTCATCAATCGGCTGCTCCGTGCTCGCCTTCACATCATTTTCTGCGCCCGTGCCAGAGAAAAGCCGAAGACGGTTCAAGACGACCGGGGCAAGCAGAAGATTGTCTCAGACGGCTTCCAGCCAATCGTCGAGAAGAACTTCCCATACGAAATGCTGATCAGTGTGGGTATGACCGACGCCGCGCCGGGGGTGCCGGACCTCACATTACAGAAGAAGATTCCGGGCGATCTGTCTCCCGCCTTCCCTGTGGGCCAGAAAATCGGAATCGAGACCGGGCAGAAGCTCGCGGAGTGGCTGGACGGTGGCGCACCAATCGACGAGGCCACCAGAGCGAAGGTCGACGAGGGCCGCGAGGTCGCGCGATCTGGCACAAGCGCGCTGCAAGCCTGGTGGGCGGCCCTGAGCAAGGACGACCGGACCGCACTCAAACAGCTTCTGGATAGCGAGCTGAAGTCCATCGCTACCGCCGCAGACGATTTCAATCAGTCGCTTGATGAGGCGGGCACCGCACAACCGGCTCCCCAAAAACGACCGGACCAACATCGCACACTGGATGCCACAAAGGCGGCAATCGACAGCTTCATCTTGAAAGTCGAGTCCTGCGATGACCTGGGCGACCTCGCCGAGCGCATGGAAGCGTTGAAGGCCTCCCCGATCTGGAATGACGCGGATCAGGATGACCGAGACCGCGCCCAATCCGCACACGAAGAGCGAGCCCGCACCCTTCTGGCCCAAGAAGCTGAGGCCAGCGACATCCCTTTTGAAGACAGCAATGAGGAGGAAGCAGCATGACCGCTCGCGCACCTACCGATATCGACAAGCACGTCGGCGCCCGCCTTCGCCTTCGCCGGTCCATGATGGACATGAGCCAGTCCGAGTTGGGCGAGAAGCTGGGTGTCACCTTCCAGCAGGTCCAGAAATACGAGCGCGGCACCAACCGGATTGGAGCAAGCCGCCTTTACCGCTTGGCCGAGGTCATGGAGGTGGACATCAACTGGTTCTTCCAGGGCCTTTCCGAGACCGGGGCAACCACTCCGGCTGAGAGCAATGCGCTCTACGACTTCATCGCCAGCCCGTATGGACTGGCCCTGGCATCGGCCTTCTCCAACATCAACGACCCGAACCAGCGCCGCCGGTTGATCGACCTCATGCGGACGATGGGAGAGCCGGAGCTTTCCGACGCGGAGATTTTGAGCACCCACGCCCGCCACAAGCGCGAGACGAAGAGGGCCGCAGCATGAGCGAATCAAAGCTGAACTACGAGCGCGAGCGGGCTCGCAAAGAGATGCGCGAAATTCTGCGTCGCGAACGTCAGGCAATGATCGCGGAGTACGGCACCCCGGATGATGTCCGAGGTCAGCGGCATCTGACTGAGGGACTCTTGGCCCTGTGCGCCTCTCAAATCTTCGGGAAAATTGGCGTGAACCGTCCCGGTGAGGCCGTTGTATTGGCCGAAGAGATGCTGCGGATGGCCAAAGACACGGCCAAAGAGCTGCACCCCGGCCCGGACACGGAAGGGGGTGTCTCGTGACTGACCTACACCCTCACCGATATCCCAAGCACGCCGACCCTGAGAAAGGGCAAGTGCTCGGCGGCGAATGCAATCGCACCGTCTGTAAAGCCCATGGGGCCATCTGGTTCAACATCGAAACCCGAGGCTTCTACTGCAAGCGAGACGCATGGGCCATCAACGAAGACCCATTCTTCGGGGAGCCGCTCTGCATCGAGGTCGAGGAAAAGCCATCTCTCGAAGAAATGGATCGCCTTCACACCGAGTTCTATGAGCGCGCACGGAAGCGTCGCGCATGACCCGTCCCCCGATGATCCTCAAGGACGGCGAGACCGGCACCGTCATCGCAGCGATAGGATGCCCAGAACAGGGCACAGCAAGCGCTGTGATGCCTCGGACGCTTCTCCATGCCGTCTCGGACATCGAACTGCCGAAACACGACCCAGAGGCCGTCAGGGGCCTTTCTGTGAAAACCGGAGAGTGGGTCGATCTCACTCAACACGGAGCGAGGAGACTGCAATGGGTATGAGATACGGGTCTGTCTGTTCCGGCATCGAAGCTGCGACCATGGCCTGGCATCCGCTCGGATGGCGGCCCGCCTTCTTCTCGGAAATTGAGCGGTTCCCGTCGGCAGTGCTGGCGCATCACTACCCCGACGTGCCGAACCTGGGCGACATGACCAAATTTAAGGAGTGGCCAGACTATGCAATTGACCTTCTTGTCGGAGGAACCCCCTGCCAGTCATTCAGCGTCGCCGGACTTCGAAAAGGACTGGACGACCCGCGCGGTAACCTGGCCCTCGTCTATCTTGCAATACTTGAACGCTATCGCCCCCGCTGGTGCGTTTGGGAAAATGTTCCCGGCGTCCTGTCATCCAACGAAGGGCGGGATTTTGGTGCCTTCATCGGGGCGCTGGGCAAACTCGGGTATGGGTTCGCATACCGAGTGCTTGACGCTCAGTTCGTGCGAACACGCCGACACCCTGGAGCCGTCCCGCAGAGGCGACGCCGTGTGTTCGTTGTCGGATATACTGGAGACTGGCGACGTGCCGCGGCAGTTCTTTTTGACCCCGAAAGCGTGCAGGGGAATTCTCCGCCGCGCCGAGAAGCGGGGAAAAACCCTGCCCCGACCATTAGCGCGCGCACTCCAGCAGGTGGCGGACTCGGAACCGATTTCGACCTAGATGGCGGATTGACCGTTTCACACGCCTTGCGAGGCGAGGGATTTGACGCCTCGGAAGATGGGTCGGGGCGCGGCACGCCCATTGCGACCAGCCCAGCATGTCAAACCGGACTGTCGAAATATGGCGCCGACGTGCCGACACTGCGGGCCGCAGGCGGCGACTGCGGCGGCGGCTCCGAGGCGTTAATTCCTGCTGTCGCCAATCCGCTCACAGCCCGAATGTACAAGGGTATCAACACCACGCTCGACGAGGGGCAAACCCCAATCGCCATTCAAGAGCGGGCGGTCAGCGAAAACCCGCATGCGGGGCCGGACGGTGCCGGAATTCGCACAGATGGTGCGGCTTATACGCTGGAAGCAAGATCCGTCTCGCAGGCGGTTGCTCTTGCAGATTACAGCCGCGTCGGCCGCTGGGCGTGCAGTAGATGCGGCCATGTTTTTTCAGATGAACATGCAATCACTCCCAATGACGCTAACTCCCTGTGTCCTCCGGAGTGCGATCGATGCGGCAACGAAGAGGATAATTGCTGGTTGGGTGGAAAGCCTGGGCAAACCCCGATTGCTATCGCTTTTCACGGCGCGCAGGATCCGGACCCGTCCGGAGACGTGACGCACCCGCTCGGGCGGAACAATGGCCTTGAGGCGTGTGTCGCTTTCGATTGCAAGGCGACAGAGGCGCAACCGCGCGAGGACGGGGCCGCCGGCACGCTGCGCTCTATGAGCCACAACGGCAGCCATGCGAATGCAGGCGGTCATTCTGCCGTGGCCTTCACAGCGAGCGCTCAGGCGAACAGTTACGCATGGGAACGCGACCATGCTCCATGCCTCACCGGACAGGCCCCTAACGATACTTCAAACGTGCAACAGGGCGTTCGCCTGGGCATGCAGGTACGGCGGCTCACCCCCCGGGAATGCGAGCGCCTTCAGGGCTTTCCGGACGATTTTTCACTTATTCCATATCGCGGCAAGCCCGCCGAAAACTGCCCGGCGGGGCCGCGATACAAGGCGCTCGGAAATTCCATGGCCGTCAACGTGATGCAGTGGATTGGCGAGCGCATCGCCTTGGTCGACGCATTGGCGATCGAAATGGAGCAAGTCGTATGACCATCGAACAAGCAAAGCGATTCCCTATTGGGACAGAGGTCCGTGTTTACGAGAGCCGGACCGCAGAGACCTTCCACCTTGGGGTGGTCGAGTCGGCCCCGTGGTCCCTTGGAAACGGAGACCTGCGGATCTGGATCATGGGCCGAACCATGGCGGTCCCGGTCGACCGTCTAGAGTCCATGCAAGGAGCAGCGTGATGGCCACCAAGCAACAAGTCATCGACTTAAACCGCCAGCATCCGGAATGGACGGCTCCGCGGCTCGCGAGAGAGCTGAACTGCACCCCTTCATACGTTCATGCGACCGCGCGACGTAACGGGCTGGTTATGCCCCGTAGCCGCGGATGTCAGCAAACCCGAGACCCAGAAGCGCTGGCCGCCCTGATCGCCTTTCACAAGCACAAGGCCGACATCTATCAGCGTCGGCTGAATGAGGTGACGAAATGACCGATGCGCCTCAATGCCTGTATTGCGGCTGTTCTCTGCGCGACAGCGAAAAGAAACACCATGCATGCTCACCATGCATGGTCGAGCAATACGATGATTATGAAGGTGTCCCATGTCCACGCTGTATGGGCGACGGGTACGTCATCTGCCATTGCGCCGGCGATCTTTGCCTCTGCGAGAACCAAGGAGACGCGCCCTGCCCCGTCTGCCTTGGCGAGGGCGAAACACGGGAGTCGAAGCCATGACCCTCCCCCGCATCCCCACGTCAACAATCTACCTGCTGCTGGTTCTGATGCTGGCGGCTATTCCCGGAGGAATGAGATGACACTGAATGAACTCGAAACCCTGTTGAGCGAAATCACGCCGGGGCCTTGGCGCACCGACGACCGGCGCGACAAGGTTGAGATTGTCGGCAAGGCAAATGCCATTCGCTTTGGTGTTGCTGGCGAGTGGACAATTGCATCAATCGATGCCGATGAGTTTGAGGAAGAAACAGTGCAGGCACGAGCCAACGCCCGCTTCATTGTCGCAGCGCCTGAGATTGTCCGCGACCTGCTGGAAGTGGCCAAGGCAGCGGAGGCCTACATGCACGCCATGGAGGGGTTCGCTGATGAGATCCGGCGCGAGGTCGGGCTTCCCTACCCTTGGGA